CTCCGTAACCGTAGTCGCGGCCAAGACGAACGGCGCCATGTCAATCAGCACCGCTGCTGAAGCCCACGTGCCCGCGGTTGCTTGATTGCTGATCACCCTGCCGACGCACACCCAAGGCACGTTGCTGCGTGCGGTGGTCGAGTAGATTCCGGTGCCGCTGTCGGCCGCGCCGGCGCCGCCTTCGGCAGTCGTGCTGATCAGCCTGGCACTGGCGAATGTTCCATCCGTTTCGGGAGACAGCTTCGACACGGCCAGCTCAACCGTGCCGGCGTTGTCGACCACGTAGACAAAGACGTCCTGGTTCGTGGCCGAGGAATGTCCCAGTGTCGAGCCGCTGGAGATCACCATCGAGAGTGCACCGGTGACCTTGCGTATCACCCGAGATCCATCGGCCGCGGTGCCGTGCCGGAATGCAACGAATATCGGGGCTGTTGCAGATGCATCGGCGCCGCTCAGGGTCTTGAGCGCGATGGTCCAGGCATTGGCGGCCGGCGTGACAGTGATCCTGCCATTCACTACCGCGCCGCCGCTGAACATGGCCTGCGTGGCCGCAAGCACCTGAGTGACGTCCGTCTTGTCTGGTGTGATGCCGGCAGCCAGGATCACTGCGAGCTGCTCCTCGGTGATCATGTGGTACCAGTGGGCACCTGGCTTCGTCGCCGGCGTGCCTGTACCGGGATTGCCGGAAGTCGCAAAGCCATCGCTTGCGTTGGTCAGCGCCGGTGCGGACACGGCCGCACCACTACTCCACTTACGATCCATTGTGCACCTTCACGTGTAGGCGAAAATAATTGTGGTGTGTGCCGGCTTGAGGGCTTCAAGCACACACTCGAGTTGATCGTTGCCGAAAGTTGCAAGCGGATCTTCGACCGTGTCCTCGACTGTGATCTCGATCACTGTGTCCAACGGGGCGTTCACCTGCCACGCGAAGTTCCAGTCATCGCCGGAGATCGGATCCTCGACATCGTCCTCGACATCGTGCGAGCTGAACTCGGTGATCGTGATCGTGAAGCCCAGGATGGCAGCGACGGAAATGTAATAGGCCGCTGTCTGGCCGCCCATGGACGTGACCTTCTGCACGAGGCTCGCAACGCGCTGCGCCGTACTCTGATCTTCGCCCAGGCACGGGTCCGGCAGCCCGTAGACGCGCTCGAAGTCAGCGAGCAGTTCTAGCGTTGTCGGCGGGTGAATCTCCCGGATGAGATCCTCGGACCGTGCATCGATGCGCGCGAGCTCATCCGCCAGGGCCAGGAGCACGCGCGAGATGGTGCTGCCGTCCTCCAGGTTCCAAAGCACGCCGCGAGGCAGCAGTGCCTTGAGCATGCGCGCATAGGCTTCGGCCGCTATACCCATGTGATAGATCCCATGGTCGGCATCTGTCCTGTGGTGTGCGTCACGTTGGCTGCCGGCACCGTGAGATCGAAGTCGGTCACGCCATCGGCGATACCGATCGAGGTGAAGATCTGCGACAGCAGGATCGTCCCGCCAGGCTGGACCTCGTCACGAGCGAGAAGGTCGCGCAGTTCGGCCTCGACCTCGGCCCGAATGGCCGTCGTGTCGGGCGTGATCTCGATGGTGAAATTCAGCGCGACTGCGGTTGGAGCTACGACAGTGACCTGGGCGGTAACCGGCCGACGCTCCTCGATGTATTCCTGCACCGCCTCGACTTCGCCCGCATCGGGGATGATCGATACGTCATCGTCGCGCACAAAGCGAACCGTGACTGTGCCGGCGCCGAGCTCGCCCGGGTACACCCACGCGCGCGTCACGCCTGCAACTTCCTTGGCCCAGGCAACGTAATCCTGAGCAGCCCCGCCGTGCGGCGTGAACTGCAGCCGCTCGAGCACGCGTGTGCGCAGGTCATCGTCGCTTTCTTGGTCGCTACCGAGCGCGAGCCCGCCGGCGGCGACAAGCGCACTGCTGCTTACGCCGATGATCGGCGACACGAGCGACAGACTCACGCCGGCATCTGCATTTCCCTCCTCGCCAGCGGTCTCTGCTTCGGCGGCCGCGGTGGCGGTACCCGATGCGATCGTGGCATCGGCCTGGGTGGCATAGCGCAGCCCGTCGCTACGCTGCAGCAGGGTCCCGCTCGGGATCAGAGTGCCGTCGTTGCCGGTGAACGTGACATCGCCCGCGGCGAACGTGGCTGCCTTTCGTGTGATCCCGTACAGCGCGCCCTGCCGCTCCAGATACTCGAGCTCTGAAGTGTCAGGGAATACTTGACGGCTGAGGAACTCCAAGAACCCGTGCAGCTCGTGGACCGCGCCGGCAAACACGCGCGAGAGCACGCCGACCACGCTGCGCCGGAGGATCCCGCCCGCCAGCGCCAGGCGCGATACGAAGTCCTGCTGGATGCGCTCGACGAGCTGGGCGAGTGTGGGGCGCTGAAATGCCATTTATGCCGCCCGCAGGGTCTGAGCCTGCCAGTTGTAGTCGTAGCGGAACTCCGCCGGTGCGCGCTGCGGGCGATGGATGACTACCAGCAGGCCGAGCACACCGGTGCGCACGATCTCGGCCGTTACGTCGATGCGGTCTGAGACGCGATCATCGAGCATCCACTGCAGCGCCTCGCGCGCGTATTCGACGGCGCGCGTTAGCACGCTCTGCTGCTGCTTCTCCCGGCCCAGCAGCCACAGCCTGGAGCCGGCGAGGTCATCGGCTACCCTTGGGAACGAGTCTTGCCAGGAGCCGCGACGATCGTCCGTGCCGTCAGGGATTGAGTCGTCGTTGGCAGCGCGACGATCCGTGAACAGCGACACGAGCACTGCGGTCTCAAGCCCCTCGTCGGTCTCAAGATCGTTGGCCGCGATCGTGAAGTCGGCGGCGAAGATGCGCCACGTGAGGCCGATATCGCTCATGGCACTGGCGCCCCTGTGTTGGCGCCGCCCGCGGTTACGCCTGAGTGAATGTGCGTGCCGAGCTGGACTCCGCCGGCAGTGCGCACCGTGTTGCCCTGTACCACGCCGCCTGAAGTAATGTTCCCGTTGACCGTGAGATTGCCCGTCATTTCAACCGCTGGCGTTTCCAGTCGAACCGCAACGGATGCAAACACCGTTACTTCTGGTGCCGTTACAGTGAGAGCTTGGCCAGCCACCACCTCGATGATGCGGCCATTCCTCAGTCGGATACTGTCGCCCTCGAAGTGGTACAGGCACACCTCGCCGGCCTCCTGATCAGTTGGCCGGTACCGTCGGTCATCCACTGCGATGGCGATCGCGTGGTCACGCAACCCACCTGGAAACAGGATCACGGCCTCGGACTCGGAGAGCGGCACGCCTGAGAAGCCGTACTGCTGGAAACGCTCAGCGGTGCGCACCTCGTTGGCCTGGAGCGATATCTGCAGTTCCTGCAGTTTCTTGGCGTTGTCGGCCATCCACACGACGGCTCGGCCAATCATGTTCTCTACGCGCCGGCGGATTGGATCGGGAAGCGGCATCAGTCCTCCAGCCCCTCGAGCACGGTCTCGTTCTCGGGAATCTCAGGCTGCGGAGCGAACGAACCGGTCGGGCGCAATGTAAGGTCAGTCGTCGTACCGGCATCGCTCAGCGAATAGGTGACCTCGCTGATGAGCATTGCCCCGCTCACACCAAGGAATGGCGCATCGATCATCACCTCGGCATTCAGCGGCCACAGTGCACCGCCTTTTTGCTCCCATCCCTGAACGGTGACATCAACCATGAGCTTGCGTGCGCGGCGTACTGCGGCTTCCCAGTTCGCTCGATCCTGCGCCTGCTGGATCGTGACGCTGCCCTCGGCATTGATCATCAGGACGCGCGATGTGCGTTTCGCGTCTTTGTCCTTTGACTCGGCCCGCACATCGGCGGCCGCGGTGCCGAACAGCAAGTCTTGCCCCTGCTGCTGGCCGATGACGATGTACTTGCTGTAGACCGCGCTCTCGTCGTACTGAGCAGAGGCAGCCAGGATGTTGACACCCTCCACCAGGGGGGTCGCAGTCATGGCAGCGCCGGCCCTGGTGAGGAGAATATTTCCGAGCCCATCACTCATCGCGAACAGGCCGGACAGGCGGCATGCGCGATCGATTACGTCATAAGCGCTCTCGCCGGGGTTGATCACGATGCGCTGCGGCACTGGCGGCGCCAACACGGCGTCTGCAAGAGAGACGCCGATGCCGAAGGGTGTTGCGACGCGCTGAGCAATCTCGAGCACGCCTACGCCGGTGAACTCCCAGGCATCGAGCACGGCCGAGCAGTCGATGAGATCCGCCGCCTTGTCTCGACCCGCGACGGTGAAAGTGTGGTCGGTCGCGCTCAGCGCCATGGATCGTACATCCACGTAGCCGGTAATGATCGGATCGTCCCCGAGCAGGACAGTGCATTCGTCCCCCTCGATGATCGGCCATGGCTTGTCCTGTCCGTGCCAGCGCTCGGATACCGACATAGAGAACGAGCCCGACATTGCTTCGATGCTGCGTGTCACGCGGATGTCTTTCCACCCTCGGTACTCCTTGCCATTTACCTGCAGCACGAGGTCACGCATCGCTGAGAACCTCGAGCACGCGGCCGCCCAATACGAAGCCCGGGTGACGGATCTTGTTGCGCGCCACCAGGTCGAGTTCCTTGTCTACGTTGCCATGCAGGCGATGCGCGATGACGAGAGATGGCAGCGTGGCGGGCGGGGTGAAGTTGAGCAGCCGCGGCAGGTCGCTGCCCTCGCCCGGCACCGCGGCTACCAGCGCTGCACGCAGGTCTACTATCGCCTGATAGACGCTATCGGTAGCGGTCTCGGCCTCTACGTCCAGCAGTTCGGTAATACGATCTCGAGTGGCTGCGGCCTGCTCGAAAGATTCGAATTCAGCGCGACCTGCGAAGCGCGCCGCGGATGCTACAGCCATTGTCTTGATGACCGACTGCAGCGCGACGTAGTTGGCAGCTTCGCGCTCGCGATTGCTGGTGACCGGATCCGGCGCTGGCGTGTCCGATTGGAATTCGTACACCTCGAGCAGAGCATCAATGTTACGCGCGGGCAGTGCTGGCGACTCGAACACGGCCTCGAACAGATCCCTGAACCGATCGGCCACCACGAACGGTGAACGCACCAACATGTCTGCGTCCAATATCAGCGCGTCGACCTGGCGCTTGATGTCGGCCGCGAATGAAGTGGCGTTGTCGATGGCTCCTGTGACGGTGCCGATGGCGCCAGTCACAGGCGCAAAGGCGGTTCGAATGGCATCCCCCGCGGCCGCGACCACTGAAGAGAGGCTGGCGAACGTGAACGGCGGTGCGCCTCCAATGTCGTAGACGGTCTCGAAATTCTCCTGGAAAGCATCCAGCGCATCCTCCAAGGACGCGTCGAGTTCACCCGTAAGATCCGGAACGTCCAGCGGCAGGAGCGCGTCTTGGGTGGTCTCCTCTAACTCGATGAGCAGCCGAGCTATGCCGCCCTCTTCCCTGCTCTCACGAACAGAGAAGCGCGCCACCGCAAACACGCGCGTCTCCACGTCGATGTACGGCAGCGCCAATCGACCCGGGCCTTCCCGCTCAAGGGCTTCAATGAGGGCGTCGCGCTGGTCGATGAAGTCGTCACCAACGACGTATGCCTCGACAGCAAAAGACCTGGAGCGCCGGCCCAGATCTTCAACAAACGCCTGATCCTGCAGCGGGTACTCGTGCACCACGATCTTCCGGCCACCGCCAAGGTCCACAGACTCGACGTTGAACGGCACGCCGCGAAAGCTTCCCGGGCCTGCACGCAGTCGCCACGTCATTGCGCCAGCACCGGGTTGTAGCCAACGTTGAGCGCGACATTGGCGGTGTTGGTGCGCGGCAGACTGACCTTGGTGCCGCGTGGCACATTGGTCATGTCGATGTTCACCTGCGCGGTCTGCGTCTGCTTCGTCTCGGTGACGCTACGCTGGATCGATGCGCGTGCAGCCTCGGCCCCAATGCTTGGCCGTTGCACGGGCGTGCCCGCGGCCTCTGCCCCAGCTGTCGGCTGCTGCGCCATGGGCCCCGCTTCCGGCGCCTTGTCGCCGACCAGGAACGAGCGTGCAATCGCGAAAGGCGCGGTAATGGGGTTGATGTAGGCCAGGCTCTTCAGGCCCGACTTTGCGATGTCGCCCGTGGAGCCGAATATTTTCCCAAGGCCTTCCCATGCCTTCTTCATATCGCCGGTAAAAACGCCGCTCACGAAGTCAGAGAATCCCTGGAACAGGTCCGTCACATCCGTCCATAGGTCGGTGAAGAAAGTCTTCAGGCTCGACCAATTCTTGATGACCAGGAATGCGGCAGCGGCAATGCCGAGGATCACCCACCCCACTGGCGTGGTTGCAAGCACGATGCCCAGGCTGATGAATGCAGCAGCCAAGCTGCCAATGGCCGCGATGAGCGGGCCGCCGATGATGAGCCCTGCGATGATGCCGAGCAGGTTGCCGAAGCCCCCCACGCGCTTGGCTAGCGGCTCGAGCTTCGCCTTCAGTTCGGAGAATTTCGCCCCGAGTGCGGCGAGGTACCCGGGCAAGCGGCGCGCAAACCCGATCAGCTTCTCGCCGAACTCCTTGGCCCAGGCCTTAATCTGCCCCCGGTTCTCCACCAGGAACTTGTTGAACATCTTCGCCAGCTGGATGAAGGCCGGGAATACCTCAACCATCACGCCGCGGCCGAGCCCGGTCAGCGTGGCTTTGAGGATGTCGAGTTCAGTGTCCATCTCCTGCGCCCGATCGACGAACTCCTGCGAGGATCCGGCCAAGCGCCGATATTCCTCGCGTGCTTCCTGCAGCGTCGTGAAACCACCCGCAATGATCGCGGTCATCAGCTTTCCGTTGCTGCCGAATGCCTTCATGGCCAGGGCTGCGCGCTTGGCAGGATCCTGCACACGCACCAGCGCCTTGAACATCACATTCAGCGCGGCTTCGTTGCCCTTCGCGCCTTGCAGGTTGCGCAACAGCTGCGGCGACAGGTCTTTCAGGAACGACGTGAGCTTCCCTTTGCCGAGTTTCGCCTCGCCGATGTTCTTCGTGAACGTGTCGATTGCGTCGGTGAACTTGTCTTGATCGACGCCAGCCTTCGCCGCTGCAAATCCGAATTCGGAATAGGCATCGACCGTGAGGTCAGCGCGCTCGGCAGCGAGACCAAGGGCATCGCCAGCCTCGGTCGCCTTGTTGACAATGGCGCCGATCGCAAACGCTGCGCCGCCCGCCAGTGCGATGAGCCTGCCGGCCTCACTGAATACACGACCGAAACCCTTGCTCACACCGCCCAATGCTTCGCTGAGCTTGTCCAAGCCAGCGGCGCGACGGAACTCCCTCAGTCGCCCGGCGAGTGCGCGCAGGGGTCCCGTGGCGCGGTCCAGCGCTGCAATGATGATCTCGAGTCGCGTCGGGTTAGGATTTGCCATTGACCCACTGAGCCTGCGTGCACCAGAAGCCGAGCTCCTCTGCGTCCATCGCCC